CGGAATAACACCGGGAGTGGGGTAATTCCTACACAGGCGGCTAATCTAAACCCCCCAAGCCCTTGGCTGGACAGGTATAGCCGCGAAACTAACCAATTTTTGGTAGTTAGTGATAGCCTGTTGTAACAGGCCGTAGAACGCCTTTAGAAGCCTCTAGGAGAACGAATGACCCATTACATCACCCAAGACCTTTTGCCCCTTGCTACGGCCGTTGAGAGCCTAAAGCCGGCCCAAAAAAACCCACGCGTAGGTGACATCGAAGCTATCCGTAAAAGCTACGAACGCTTTGGCCAGCGCAAGCCGATCATCGCCAACCGCGCCACGCGTGAGGTCATAGCCGGCAATCACCAACTAGCCGCCGCGAAGCAACTTGGCTGGGCACAGATCGCGGTCGTGTGGGTAGATGATGACGAAGCTACCGCCACCGCTTATTCCGTTGCCGATAACCGCATTGGTCAGCTAGGCGAGTGGAATGTTGAGGCGCTAGTAGATGCGCTAGCGGACATTGACCCAATAGATCTAGGCGCGACTGGTTTCAGTCAAAGCGACTATGACGATTTTGTTGCTTTGCTAGATGAGCAGGTTGGATCTATCGCCGCAACCGCCGCACCAGAAACCGATACCGAGCGAAGCATAGACGCAAACTTACAAGTGAAGAAAGATAGCAGTTACGCAGAGTTCTTAGAGCGTTACGCCAACCGCGCTGTTCGTGCGATAATTCTCTACTACCCAAACGATGAGTATGGCAAAATGATAGAGGATCTAAAAACCCTCGGCAAGAAATACGACACCGAGGACAACGCGGAAACGATCGCCGCGCTAGTGAGGGAGAAACTGAGTGAGTAAGTTACCAGAGTTTTTTATCAAGAGGGTCTTGTCTAAGGAAGAAGCCGATAAGGTCGTTGGCGTGACTGTTGAGGATAGCGAAGTCAATGTCAATGAAGCAGGGATCTATCGCGACGCCGATACCGGTGAAGCAATCTTGGTTTATGCGCCTTACCCTGCGCCAGTCACAGAACTACGCAAGGCCGTTCTAGAAACTGAATACTCGACCACGCTACGCGCTAGCGGAACGCGAAACAATAGCCGCGTCTTTGGATTTACTAATCGCTCGGCCGTCTTACAACGCGAAGCCTGCACTCCGACTTCGCTATCTTGGGAAAACCCAGAAGCGCAAATGACCCTAAATAACACCGCCGAAATTTTAGGGAACTATCTACGCGAACAACTGCCAGAAGTTTTTGAACACGACTACCGCGAAGTTTCTCAGGTGCTACCAGAGTGGCGTATGACCGAGGACGCGCTATGGACTTCTGGTGTTATCAACCAGAGTTCAGCTTTGCCTTATCACCGCGACGGATCTAACTTTGACACCTGGTCAGCTATGCCGGTAATTCGTAGAGGTATGGACGGCGGAAACTTACATATGCCGGAATATGACATTACGATCAACTGCCGCGATGGTTATGCGCTTTGGTTCAATGGTTATGCGTATGTTCATGGAGTTACGCCGCTAAAGCCTAGAACTAAAGATGGCTACCGCTATTCGATAGTGTTCTACGCTAAGCGAGGTATGAAAGATTGCCACACTTACGCCGTAGAAGTTGGCGAGGCTCGCAAGCGGCGCGCCGAGCGCGAAGCTGGTATGGTCGAAGATGACCTAACAGCAATCAAAGAAAAGATCAAGACAGGAAGATCTAACGGCGATACGCGCATTGTAAACTGAACATCGAAAGAACCCACACTATGGATTATCAAATACCCATACCTAGCTATAACCGCATTGAAACTTTGCGGAAAGCAACGCTAGCCACGCTCGAAAGACACGATACGGATCCGCGGCGCGTGACTATTTTCGTGGCGAACGATGAGCAATACAAAGAGTATCGCGAAGCTATTGACCGCAAATACGAGATAGTGGTGGCCGAGCTAGGACTACTAAATGCCAAGCGCTTCTATCACAATTACTATGACTCTGGCACAAAACTATTCAATGTTCTTGATGATGTTTATTCACTAAAGCAAAAAGACGGCGAAAAGATGGCCGATTACTCCGGAACTATTGACGAGCTAGTCAGCTTAGGCTTCCGCGCCAGCGAGAAAGTCGGCGCGAAGATGTGGGGAATCAACCCAGTTACCAACGGCTTCTTTATGAAAGATCAGATCACTATTGGATTGCGTCTAATTTATGGAACAATTTATGGTGATTACGCTGGTAATCCATCTGTTCTAGGGAAAAGAGTTATGGAAAGTCCGAGCGGCGAAGATTGGGAAAACTCAATCAGCAGTTTTATTGCCAACGGATCTCTAGTTCGTATCGAATGGATCGCGCCGGTTAGCAAGCTATTTGCTAAAGGCGGTATGTCGGACGAACTAAAGCTACGCGGAACTGACCGCAAAACTGAACACGAACTACACCTAAGAGCTATTGCCGCCGCGTATCCGGATCTATGTTCGATCTACTACAAGGCCGGCGATGTTATCAACCTAAGACTAAAAAACATTACCCACGCTCGCATACCAAAAGGAACAATCTAAATGAAAGTAGTAATTACAGGAGTAGCCGGCTTTCTTGGCTCACACTTAGCCGATAAGTTTTTGGCCGAGGGTCACGAAGTAGTCGGTATTGACAACCTAATCGGTGGATACGAAAGTAACATTCCGAGCGGCGTAGAGTTCTATAACCTAGATCTAGCAACCGATTTAGATGCGCTTACGCCAGCTTTTGTCGGATCTGAAATGGTTATTCACGCCGCTTGCACAGCTTACGAGGGTCTTAGCGTCTTTAGTCCGAGCCTAGTTGTCGCTAACACTACGCAAGCTACGGTAAATACACTTACCGCGGCGATCCGTAACGGCGCTAAGAAGTTCGTCTATCTAAGTTCTATGGCGCGATACGGCGATCACGGCGGCAAGCTATTCGATGAAAGCGATGAAGCGCGGCCACAAGATCCTTACGGCATAGCAAAGTTAGCTAGCGAAAAGCTAGTCCGTAATCTTTGCGAGGTTCATAACTTGGATTGGATTATTTTGGTGCCGCATAACATCATTGGGCCACGCCAGAAGTTCGATGATCCATTCCGTAATGTTGCTTCGATTATGGTGAATAGAATGCTGTCCGGTGAGCAACCGATTATCTATGGTGACGGAACTCAGCAAAGATGTTTTAGTTTTATTGAGGATGTTGTTGAGCCACTATGGGTTGCGTGTAACAGTCCAGAAGCCGTAGGCGAAGTTATCAACATTGGCCCAGACGAAGAACACATAACTATCAACAAACTAGCGACAACGCTGGCAGAAATTATCGGCTTTGACTTAGATCCGATCTACAAAACTGGCCGGCCGCAAGAAGTAAAGATTGCGTTATGTTCTTCTAATAAAGCTAGGCGATTGCTGAACTATAAAACCAGCGTAGATCTAAAGACCGGCCTAACTAGATTGGTGGATTGGATCGAAGCGCAAGGATCGCGTAAGTTCCACTATCACTTGCCAATCGAAATTATCAACGAGAAAACTCCCGAAACCTGGACTAAGAAACTTTTCTAGGACTCATAATGCCAGTTGGTAGACCGCCGAAACCGCTAGAGGAAAAGCGCAGACTAGGCAATCCAGGCAAACGCGCTTTGCCGGATAGTCGCGAGGTTATTCCGCTAGAGGCGGCTTCTGGCGTACCCGAACCGCTAAGGCCACTAGGCAAGATGGGTCGTGAATTTTGGGATCGAACTTGGCTAGTTGGTATGAACTGGATAAGCCCTAAAGCCGACATCGAACTAATGATGATGACCGCAGAGATGATAGACGAAAGAACTATTTTGAGAACTTTAGTTTTCCAGGATCGCAACGCTGACCGGCCAAAACTTAGAGCCGGTTTGCGCGAACTAGAAAAGCAAATCCAAAGCAACTTAGCGTTACTTGGATTATCGCCAGCCGATCGTGCGCGGCTAGGCCTCGCAGAAGTCAAACGCCAGAGCAAGCTGGCCGAGCTAAAGCAGATGGGTCAATGAATAAAGGATGGCCGCCAAAGTGGGTCACGCCTGTTGAAGATGGCGGCCTAACTCGCGCAGAACAGGTAATCGCTTTCATAAATAGCTATGGCCTAGTAACTAAAGATACGGTTGCCGGCAGATCCGGTAGCCAGTTAGTTTTACGCGATTGGCAAAAGCAGTTACTTCACGATGTCTTTGCGACAGATGAAAACAACAGGCTAATTCATAGAACCGCGCTTATCGGAATGCCTAGAAAGAACGGCAAGAGCGCTTTGGGCTCTAACTTGGCGCTGTGGTCGCTGTTTTTAGGCGATGATGGCGGCGAAGTTTATTCTTGTGCGGCGGAAAAGGAACAGGCGCGTATCGTATTTGCTGACGCGAAGCGAATTGTCGAGAGTAATCCTGACCTAAGCGAACTTACTAGGACTTATCGTGACGCTATCGAAGTAGTATCTACCGGTTCGATCTATCGTGTTTTGTCGGCGGAAGCCTACTCAAAAGAGGGTTTGTCACCGACTTTCGTGGTGTTTGATGAGTTACACGCGACCCCTAATCGTGACTTGTTCGATGTTATGGCGCTAGGTATGGGTGCGCGTCGGGAACCGATGTTGCTTTCTATTACGACCGCAGGTGTGAAAACGGATTCGACCGGTCAAGATAGCGTGGCTTACTCGCTCTATCAGTACGGCCAACGCGTAGCTCGTGGCGAAGCCATAGATCCGAGTTTCTATATGGCGTGGTGGGAAGCGCCAGAAGAAGCCGACCACCTAGATCCTGAAACTTGGGCAGTTGCTAATCCTGGATACGGCGATCTAAACAATGTCGAAGATTTTGAGAGTATGGCTAGGCGAACTCCCGAAGCTGAGTTCCGAACTAAGCGATGTAACCAATGGGTAAGCTCGCAGAACGCTTGGCTAAACCCTACCCATTGGGAAGATTTAGCCGCACCGCGAGAGCTAGATCCTGACGCCGAATACATACTGGGCTTCGATGGATCTTTCAATGGCGACTGTACAGTTGTTGTCGGAACGACTATCCCCGAAACGCCAGAGGACAAGCCGTATATGTTTATGCTAAAAGTTTGGGAAAAGCAACCTAGCGATCCCGATACTTGGCGCGTGGATACCCTAGATGTCGAAGCGGCGATCCTAGATTTTTGCTCTAAATACAAAGTCCGCGAAGTCGCTTGCGATCCGTTCCGCTGGCAAAGATCTATGGCGGTTCTTATGGAAAAGGGTGTGCCGATTGTAGAGTGGCCTAGCACTAGCGCTCGCCGTATGGTGCCGGCTTGCCAGAAGTTTTATGAAGCCGTAGAAGAAAAGAAAATTGAACACGATGGTAACCCAGTTATGACTAGGCACTTGTCTAATGCGGTTATCAAGATTGACCAGTATGGCCCACGCATAGTCAAAGAGCATAAACACAGCCCACGCAAGATTGACGCGGCGGTAGCTGGTATCATAGCTTTAGACCGCGCTTTACAGATGAAGGAGATTGTAGAACCGCCAAAAGTGCCGCAGTTCTACATATAGAGATTATGGTAGCGATGATTTTACAAGCCGCCGGTGCGACAGCAATCGCTGTGGGTGTCGGTCTTATTTTCCCACCGGCCGGAGTTATTGTTGCCGGTATTTTGACCGTCTTGATTGGGATTAGTTTGGAGCGTAGATAATGCTTAGGGATTTATTCGAGAAAAGAGCTATCAGCTATCAAACTCTGTTTGCGGCTGGCGATGACATAGATTTTGCTAGCGCCTCGGCAACCAAGATCAACCCCGAAACAGCTTTCCGCATCAACGCAATCTTTTCTGCCGTATCCCTAATTAGCGATACCATTTCTACTTTGCCGCTAGACGCTTATGTAAGAGCCAACGGCAACCGATTCCCGATGAGGCCTCGACCAGATTGGGTGTATAAGCCGGACATTGACACTACTCGCGCTAGCTTCTATGGCCAAGCGATCGTATCGTTACTAATTGACGGTAATGCTTTCATTCGTGTATTTACTCGCCGCGGCCAGGTTGTAAATCTAACTGTTCTAAACCCTAACAAGGTTGAGATCAAGCGCGAAGCCTACGGCCAAGTTCGATTTATGGTTGAGGGTGAAAACAAACCGCTAACTCCGGAAGAATGTATCCACATACCAGACGTGGTTCGTCCAGGATACTTGCGCGGACTTAGCCGCGTAGAGCAACTAAAAGAAAACTTTGGTTTGGCGATGGCGCTAGAAATGTACGCCGCTAAGTTTTTTGGTCAAGGTGCGACAACTCAGGGAATTATAGAGTTCCCAGATGAGCTAACTGCTGAACAAGCTCGCGAACTAGCGCAGTCTTTCGATTCACGCCACCGCGGTTGGGGTCGCGCTCACAAGACCGGTGTCCTAACTAGCGGCGCTAAGTATAAAGAAACCAGCGTCAATAATGATCAGGCTCAGTTCATAGATTCTCGCCGTATGGCAGTTGAAGATGTTGCTCGTGCTTTCAATGTTCCGCCGCACCTACTCGGATTGCCCGGAACTAACAGCTACGCCAGCGTAGAGCAGAACAACCTAGCGTGGGTAACTCACGGACTTCGCCCAATTATTCAGAAGATCGAAGATGCGCTCTCGCCACTACTAGCACTATCCCCTAACGGCACGGACGCTTTCTTGCGCTTCAACATTGACGGCCTATTACGAGCAGACATAAATAGCCGTATGAGCGCTTACAGCACCGGACTACAAAGCGGCTTCCTAACTATCAACGATGTTCGCCGGCTAGAGGATCTAAGGATCATTCCGGATCCGTCTGCCGACACAGTTCGTGTTCCGCTAGCTAATGTAAATGTTGAGGCAAGCACAATCAATCAACAAGACAAGCGCGTAAGTATGGCCGCGAAGCTAGTTCAGGTTGGTTTCAAGCCGGAAGATGTTCTAGCCGCGCTAGACATACCACCAATCGGACACACCGGTATCCCAAGCGTTCAGCTACAAAACTTAGCGAATTTAGATCCGGCTGATCCAATCGGATTATACGAGGAGAACTAATGGCTATTACTACACAGCTAGTCACAGTTGGCACAGCTAGCGCAACGCTTTCAGCACCAACGGTAGATGCGCAACTCTTATGGATAGAAAACTTAGAACCGTCTAATAATTTAGCCGATTATTCTCGCGAGGGTCACACCTACGTCTATACCCAATACTTTCAGATAGCAAACGGCGGAACAGCTTTATTCTCATTTCAAACTGGCGCGACAGGAGCGCAGTTTGAGTTTTGGCAGTTTGACGCGCAATCCTCTAGCGTATTGGGCGAGTTGATCGAAAGTCCAACTGTAACTACAACTGGATCGAACTTGCCTGGACGCAACTTGAACAGAAACGTATCCGATAATCACTCCGCGGTTCTTAGAGCGGCAACAGCCGTAACTGGCGGAACAGTTATTTTTACTGAATTTGTTCCGGCTTCTAATCAAGACGGCGGCGGTGTGCAAAGCAATCAAGTTATCACGCTCAAACCAAACACTCAATACGGATTTAGATTTACCGACAAAGGCGGAACTGGCACTTTCTTGCATATTCAAGTCGCTTGGGCAGAACAATACAACGGCTACAACGACGTATGGATCAATGGACCTGCCTATAACGCAATCAGACTACGCGGCGGCGAGAAAATACAGCTCGAATTAGGTCAAGGCGAGGGTCTAACGGCGGTAGCCTTACGCAATGATGTTCAAGTTGCAGTTATGAGGCAAGACTGATGCCGTACTACATAACCGATAGTCACCCTGATTGCTCGGCTTGGGCAACTATCAAAGAAGATGGGGAACTGCTAGCTTGTCACGCTACAAAGCAAGGAGCTATTGACCAGATGATCGCTGTATCTATTAGTGAGGGATTAGAGCCTGGTGGCGAAAGAGCTAAGCCAGGAGATCTAAGAGTTGGCGATTATGTTTCTTGGAACTCGTCAGGTGGCCGCGCTAGAGGTGAAATACAACGGATTGTTACCAATGGCACGATAGATGTACCAAACAGTTCAGTATCCGTTACTGGAACTCCTGACGATCCGGCCGCACTTATTCAGGTTTACAGACCTGTTGAGGGTGGCGGTTGGGAAGATACCGATGTGTTTGTGGCTCATAAGTTTTCCACGCTAACAAGAATTGACGAATTACCAGAACCAATGGACGAACCGGACGACGAAGATGACGACGATTTTGAGGAAACTCGCCAAGTCGATCTAACGCCGCCGGCGTATATGAGAGCGGCCGCTAGACAAGGCTTGCGCTATTACGAAGAAGGACTAGGTGGAGATGGATTGGTTGCGCGCACAATTAGCGAGGCTAGGGCTATGGCAAGCGGTTCTGTTACTGCTGATAAGTGGGTTCGCCTTAGGGCTTGGATTGCTCGCCATTTGGTTGATCTGGACAGTCCCGATGCCGATCCTAATTCAGACAATTATCCTAGCGCTGGTGTCGTAGCACATTTGCTCTGGGGAAGTGGGCCAAGTAAGAGAGCCGCGCAACGCGCACTTGATTACGCAGACGGAGTTGTTACTAGACTAGAAGAACAAAATCGCGCACTAATTAGCGCGAAAGGAGAGAGTATGTCGAAAATTGAGATCCGCACCACGCCTGGATCTTTCGAGATCCGCGAGGACGGAAGCGGTATGACCTTTGAGGGATACGCCGCTGTATTCAATTCGGATTCTGAGCCGCTACCCTTTATTGAGCGTATTGCCCCTGGTGCTTTTACGAGATCGCTAAAGCGTGGCCGTAATGACATAAAGCTACTTTGGAACCACGAAACCGGTGAGGTTCTAGGATCTACTCGTGCTGGAACGCTAACCTTGGAAGAAGATAACTATGGGCTAAGGGTGCGAGCAATCTTGCCTGATACTTCGACTGGTCGCGACGCGGCAGTTCTCCTAAAGCGCGGCGACATTGACTCAATGTCTTTCGGCTTCTCGGTGCCAGATGGCGGAGATGAGTGGAGTTCGGACGGCCGCACGCGTACCCTAAAGTCGGTAAGGCTTCACGAAGTAAGTATTGTGGCATTCCCAGCGTATTCCGCTACTGCCGGCACTACTTCTGTTCGTGGCCTAGATAAGGTTGCCGCTCGCGCCGCCGTAGATAGTGACCAGTTGGCAGATGCTGTCTTGAAACTAGAAAGCGGTTCTGAACTAACTACCGATGATGCGCAACTACTAAGAAAAGTAATTGACGAACTAGCACCGCTTCAAACCGCTAAGGCAGAAGAACAAGCCGCAAACGGAGATGTGGAAATGCTAGAACTAATGAAAGCAAAGCTAAAACTGATTGGCGGAAACAATGGCAACTAAAGAACAAATCAAAGCAACTATTCTCGCCGTAGCTGGCAACCCTGAAACTGGTTTCGTGGTTGAGCTAGCGGATGAGTGGGCAACTGCGATCGCAAAGCTAGACGAAAAGTCCTCAGATGAGGGCAAGGCCACTTCGACCAACGAGCCGCGATCAGCTAATGAAACGCGAGTAACCAAGGCTAGCGAAACCCGCTAAAAGAAAACAGCTCGCGACCCGACCGGATCTTATTCCTTTCTGCCGGTCGGGTTTAGCTTTGCCGGCCTCTAAATACGAGGGATCCGTAAAAATAACGATTTGATAACTTATGCCAAAAAGTAGTGAAAACTAGATAAAAGCGCTATAATAGGTGTAAGGAAGAAAGGCAAAAAATGAAGAAAGTAAAAATCTCCGCCACGATAGCAAACGAGATTTACCTACGAGAACTATGGTCACGCGACATAGAAGAAGCTGAGGGTATGGGTATTTACCGGAAAATAAGCGAGGCGAAATCTACGCGTAAAGACGGCGCGATAATTATCGAAGCAACAGAAGCAGAAATCCAAGAACTCTACGAGGAAGCTGATAGTTGGTCAGGCAATTTCGATGAGTATATGATGGGCCGAGGCGAATGGATGGCCTGGAAATCACTAAAGAAACAATGCCGAGCGCTACTTAGCTAGGCCAAAAGAAAGGACAAAAACAATGAACGGAAAAGTAGTAGAGCTACACGAAGTATTAGAAAATGCCCCGGAATGGGCAAAGCCGCTGGCCGATCTAGTTAGCTGGTCACAAAATTACAACTATCAAAGCGGAACTCCGTATTGGGCATTCCTAGACCTAATCGGATACAGCGAAGAATACATTGGCTATAACATAAACGCCGACCACTTCATCCTAGATTACGCGAGCGCTGATTCTTTCGCGGCGGCGCTAAGGATCTGGGCAGTTCGGCCTTACGATGTTTACGACTTCATCGAGAAAGTCCAAAATGCGGACTAAAGATCTAGGCGGTCTTTCTTCCCCCAACTAAAACCGCCAGCCCGAAGCGAGAGCCACCGGAATTGTCTCCCCGGTGGCTTTCGTGCTTTTACTATCAACTACTCTGATACACTAAAAGACAGCCGAAAGTGAGTTAGCTCTGTCGGTGTTCGCTTGCGTCAGCGCGGCGGCAAATCACAAATAATCACTAAGGAGAATGTATGTCTTTTGTAAAGGCACAGCAGGAACTCCGCGCAAACCTGACTTCGCAGATCCGCGAAGTTATCGACCTCGCTGAGGGAGAGAAGCGCGGACTTCGTGCGGATGAAGTTGAGAAAATTCAACGCATCGAAGCTGACATTACTGCCGCTGATGAGGCGATCGCAGTAGCACAGCGTAACGAGGAGCGCTCACGCGCTCTAGCTGAGGCAAGCGCAACCGCTACCCCAGCACCACAGCAGGTTCGTTCCGACTCGGAGATCCTACGCGCAATCGCAACTGGCGAAATGCGTAGCGCAACTTTCGAGAAGCGCACACTAGTACCAAGCGACAACACAGTACCAAAGTCCTTCTATGACCAAGTATTCGCTGTTGCTCGTCTAGTTGGTCCAATGCTAGACACCTCTGAGATCATCAACACGACCTCTGGAGAATCTCTAACAATCCCAACTTTGACTGCTTACTCAACCGCAACCATCAAGGGTGCTGGTTCAGCAATCGCAGAGTCCGAGCCAACTTTCAGCTCGATCACTCTCGGAGCATACAAGTACTCATTCCTAGTCCAGGTAGCAAACGAACTGATCGCAGATGCCGGCTTCGACATCTCCGCTCTAATTGCTGAGCAAGCTGGTAACGGACTTGGCTACGCTGTAAACACCGGCCTAACTCTAGGAACTGGAACAGTTGAGCCAACCGGTCTTGTTACTGCCGCTGGTTCTGCTCTAGTTGGTGGCACTGGTGTTGCTGGTGCTTTCACCGCTGACAACCTGATTGACCTTGCTTACTCTCTAGACGGAGCCGCTCGCAGACTGCCAGGTGTTGGCTACATGCTGAACGGATCTTCACTAGGCAAGATGCGCAAGCTAAAAGACACCGCTGGTAACTACCTATACCAGGTCGGAGTTGGACAGCCAGATACTTTCGCTGGCTTCCGCGTAGTAGAAAACCCAGCAATGGCAGACACCGCGACAAACGCAAAGTCTGTTATTTTCGGTCACCTACCAAGCTACAAGGTACGTATGGCTGGCGGCCTACAAATCGCTCAGTCCGCGGACTACGCTTTCAACGCTGACACCACTACCTTCCGCGTGCTAATGCGCGTTGATGGAAACCTGACCCACAGCGGTCACGTCAAGTTCTTCAAGGGTGCGGCTAGCTAATCCCTAAAGAATAAATTCCCGGAGAGAGCTTGTGTGTGGGTAGCTCTCTCCGGGTTTCTTTTTGCTATGCTTTGGCTATGCCCACAAATGACCCACGCAAAACTGAGAAACTATCCGGCGCTGTAACCTTTTGGTCTAACAGCCCAGGAGTACCTACTGGCTACGGAGTTCAAGCGAAGCTCGTAGTCGATCGCCTAAAGCGCCACGGCCTAGATGTTGCCGCACTAAGCAACTATGGATTAGATGGCCGCTTTGAGGATCTAAATACGCCTTACGGCAAAGTACCGCATTACCCTCGCGGCTACGATGGTTATAGCAACGATGTAGCACCAGGAGATCACTTACATTGGGCCAAGTTACATCCCGATCTAAAAGACCTAATGATTACCCTGTTCGATGTTTGGGTATTCAACTCACCTAAATTTGCCGATGTTAGAAAGATCGCTAGTTGGGTGCCGATTGACCACATAACAATCCCACCGCTAGTCGAGGCTTGGCTAAGACGTGAGAATGTTCATCCGATAACTATGGCCCCAAACGGATCTAAACTGCTAACCCAAAAAGGTATAGAACACTCTTACGTTCCGCACAGCATAGATACCAAAGCGTTCAAACCGCGAACTGAGTTGCCAGATGGCCAGAAAATAGAAGATTACTTTAGTTCTAAAAACAAGTTCGTAGTCGGGATGGTAGCCGCTAATAAGGCCAGCGGACTTGTTCACAGAAAGTCTTATAGCGAGAACATTCTTGCTTTCTCAATCTTCAAGCAAAAGCACCCAGACGCAGTTCTCTATTTACACACCGAGCCGCTTGGCTACGCTTCGGGCTGGAACTTGCTAGAACTAATTACGGCGTGCGGACTATCTAAAGATGATGTAATGTTCCCTGATCCTCGCGATTATCGCTACGGCGTGAGCGATGAGATGATGGCAACACTTTATTCCGGTATGGATGTTTTGCTAGCGCCAAGTATGGGTGAGGGGTTTGGCGTACCGACTATGGAAGCGCAAGCCTGTGGCACTAGGGTTATTGGCTCAGGTTGGGCGGCTAGCGAGGATCTAATCTCTAGTGATGGCTGGTTAGTGGATGGGCAACCTCAATGGGATAGTGCTCAAAAAGCGTGGTGGCAGATCCCCAAAGTTCCGTCAATAGTCAATGCTCTAGAAGAAGCCTACGCCAAAGGTAAAGGCAGAAGCGAAGTTGCGCGTGAGTTCGCTAAGGACTTCGATGTCGAAAAGGTTTGGTTTGATAATTGGATGCCGACCCTAAAAAAACTACTTGCCTAAAATGAAACTAATTGTCCCGGTTCTAAATCGCTACGATCTGCTAAACAGGATGGTAGCCAGCATAGATTATCCAATCGAGATGTTGCTAGTCATAGACAACGGCAATGCCGACACCGAGATTATAGAAAATCCAAACATCAAAGAAGTTCGCAGATTACATATGCCAACTAATCAAGGCGTAGCCGGTAGCTGGAACTTAGGTATAAAACTCCTACCCTTTGAGCCGGTTTGGTTCTTTAGTTCGGCTGATACCGAATACAAGCCTGGAGCGTTAGCTAAATTAGCCGAGGCCAGCCCTAGCGCTGTGACCTTATGTAAAGAATTTCCTTACTGGCAGACTTTCGCTATCGGTGAGCAAGTGGTCAGGCAAATTGGCTTATTCGATGAGAACCTATACCCGATCTACTTTGAGGACAATGACTATATGAGGCGCTGTATTCAAGCGCAAATTGCGATAGTCTATGCCGATGTAGTGGTTCATCACGACAATAGTTCCACAATAAATAGCGACCCCAACCTACACAATCAGAACCGCAGAACTTTTGCCGACAATGAAAACTATTTCAAACAAAAATACGCCGGACTTTGGCATTGGTCTTTAGATCGCCGCCGGCAAAATTACTGGCAACTTTAGCCAGACAGACTAGCGCTACAATGGATACCTAAGGAGATCCCAATGGCAATTACTAATGGTTACGCAACCCTCGCTCAGGTCAAGGCCGCTATGCGTATTTCGGACAATGTTGATGACACTTTGATTGAAACGGCGATTGAGTCAGCGTCACGCCAGATAGACGGACATTGTCAGCGCCGCTTCTATACAACAACCACCACTAGGGTTTATACACCGAACGATAGCTACATCACCGAGATTGACGATCTAGTAAGCCTTACTACTCTTAGAACTCAAAGCGACATTGACGGAACTTACGACACAACTTGGGCGGCTACCGATTATCAGCTAGAACCGCTAAATGGTATTGCCGGCGGACTAAATGTTAGCTACACCCAGATCCGCGCTGTTGGCGATTTTCTTTTCCCAACTTTCGGCGGTGAAGCGACTGTTCAAGTCACCGGAACTTTTGGCTGGGCAACTGTTCCTAGCGAAATAAAGCAAGCCTGTATCATTCTCAGTCAGCGTCAATACAAGCGCTATGACTCACCGCTAGGCGTAGCCGGTGTCGGAGAAATCGGTGTGATTAGAGTTAGCCGTATAGATCCGGACGTTGCTTCGATCCTCGCGCCGTATCGCCGGATTAGGATGGCGTAAATGGCAGATCTGTCCGCGATTAGAGATGGGTTAGGCGCTAACTTAGCCACTATTTCAGGATTGCGCGTGGCCGAAGAAGTCATAGACAATCCTCAACCGCCAATGGCTATGATCGCGCTCAGTAGCATTGACTACCATACAGATATGCGCTTCGGTGCTAAATACAACTTCACTGTTCAGGTGATAGTTGGCCGCGCTAGTGAAAGACACGCTCAAAGAACCCTAGATCTGTATGTAAACCCAGTCGGCAGTTCAAGCGTCAAAGTGGGTGTAGAATCGAACAGAACCCTCAGCGGAGTAGTTAGCGATGTAGTCTGCGAATCTATGCCAAACGTGGGAGCAATAACTATAAATGACCAAACTTACCTGGCGGCAGATTTTCAAGTCGCTGTTTATGTATAAGGAGAAAACCATATGCCAAAGTTCGTAGCGACAGGAACAACTGTCACTTTCAACGGCACAGACATTAGCGGATCCGTAGCTAGAGCAGAGCTAGTTATCAACGCCGCTGAAGTTGATGTTACTGACTTCGGAAGCTCAGGCTGGACCGAAGTTATCGGTGGGCTAAAGTCGGGAACAGTTTCCCTAGACTTCCACCACGATTACGGTGTTGGTGCTGTATCTAGAACTTTCCAGGATCTAGTTGGCACAATCGGAACTGTAACCCTGATCGCGGCGAACGGTACTGCGGCTAGCTCAGCGACGCCTAAATACACCGCAACTGTTCTAGTAAATAGCTTTACCCCTATTTCTGGTGCCGTTGGCGACCTAGCCACTTTCTCGGTGACTTTCCCAACAACTGGCCCAGTTACCTACGTCACCGCGTAAATCTGATACGATACTCGTATGAGAATAAACCTACACATTGACTATGACGGTGGTGTTGGCAAGGACATTATTGCCAACGCCGCCGACATGGTTGCATTTGAAGAAAAATTTGGTGTTTCTATCGCTTCTTTGGGCAACGATCCCAAAGTAAGTTACCTGTATTTCCTAGCTTGGCACTCAGAGAAAAGAACTGGTGCTACTACCGATCCTTTTGAGAAGTGGCTAGAAAAGATTGAAACAGTTGGCGCTGGTGATGCTGACCCAAAATCAAAGGGCTAGGCGATAGTTCAGCGCACTGGTATATCGCCAGTATCGCCGTAGAAACCGGCATCAGCCCACGCGAACTACTTGCGCTAGATGATCGTATGCTTTGGACTATTTACCGTTACCTAGTTGCTAGAGCTTTACCGCCAAAAAACTAATTTTTTGCTAGCGCTACAATAGTTTTATGGAACAGCAACTAGATACGAAAATTGAGATTATCGGCCTACAAGCGGCCGTTCGCGAACTCAACAAGTTCGATAAGTCGCTAGTTCCCAGGCTCCGTAATCGTATGCGAGCCGCCACAGAAGAAGATCGCGCCAAGGTTGTTCGGGTTATTCAGGAAACCACGCCGTTACTAAAGCAGGCTAGAAATACCGGTTTCTTTCACTTTGGCCGTTCTGCTTGGAACGAGGCAACTGTGGACATTGACAAGTTATCCGGCGGCAAGAACCTACTAATCGCTATCAAGGCTACTGGCCGTAATCAAAAGTTCGGTTTCGATTACGCCGAATTAGCTGGTATCAACGCGCCTAGAGTGGGCGGTGTTTCTAGAACTTTCACACGCGTCAATAGTTCTAAGAACAACATTGTTACTCCGCAACGCGGTCAAGGCGCGGCTTTCGTGAAAATGCTAAATAATCACCTACCGGCTAATCACACTCCTAAGCCAGGTCGTTACGCTTTTCAGGCATTGGTTCGCCGTATGCCGTATATTCAAAAGAAAATTATTCGGATCATTGAAGAATTTGGTCAAGAAACTTCCACTTACATAGCGCAGAAAGATAACTAATGGCTATACGCATAAAGATCGCGGCCGAGTATGACCAGAGAGGCCTCAAAAAGGCACAACAAGAACTGGCTAACTTTGGTGACAAAGCTAAGAAAGCGCTAGCCGCGGTTGGTGTTGCTACTGCCGCAGTCGGTATCGGACTAATCAAGTTCGGCTCTGACTCAATCTCTGCCGCTGAAAATGTCGCACAAGCTAATAGACGTCTAGAACAAGTCGCTAAGTCTATGAACCTATTTGGTGCCGAAACCGAAAAGGTTAGCCAGCGACTAATCGACTTTGCTGAAAAGAACGAAGTTCTAGTTGGTGTTGATGGTGAAGTTATCAAGGCAACTCAGGCGAAACTACTTACTTTCAAAGAGCTAGCTAAGACAGCCGACAATGTTGGTGGTTCTTTTGACCGCGCAACTATGGCGGCACTAGATCTAGCGGCCGCCGGTTTCGGATCCGCTGAAAGCAACGCCACTCAGCTCGGTAAAGCGCTACAAGACCCAATCAAGGGAATTACTGCCCTAGCGCGATCCGGCGTAACTTTCACAGCACAAGAAAAAGAAAAGATCAAGGTTCTAGTTGAATCCGGAAAGATCTTAGAGGCTCAGAATCTAATCCTCGGCGCGATCGAAACACAGGTTGGCGGAACTGCCCAGGCCACGGCTAAGGCTAGTGATCGGATGAAGCTAGCTTTCGAGAACATTCTAGAAACTGTTGGCGCACAACTTTTGCCGGTGTTTGAAGATTTTACAGATGAAATCATAAAGATTACCCCTGAGCTAGAACAAGGCTTAGGCGCGGCCGCTGAACAAGTCGCAATTATTTTGCGTGAGTCAGTATTACCGGCAATCCAAGACTTTACTAATTGGCTAGCTTCGCCACAAGGAACTCAAACCATCAAGGATCTAGCTCAGGCTCTAGTAGATCTAGTCAAAGGCTTTGTTGATTTTGTCGGCTTTGTGGTTGCTAATCGTGAGGCGATCGCCAACCTTGTTATCGCGATTGGTGGTTTCGTTGTCGTTACTAAAGTCGCGACAACTACCACGGCGCTATACAACGCGGCCTTACAGATTATGGCGGCCAAGACTGCCGGTGTTACCGTAGCCACGACCGGACTAACAACAGCTCTAAGACTTCTGCCCTGGGCGGCGCTCGCTATTGGTGCGGCTTCTTTTGTTCAATCGCTATCCGATTATTCAAATGAGGTTTATGGATCTAAGGTCAATACTGAGGGTCTAACCGAAGCCCAGATCAAGCAAGCTCGCCGCGTAGAAGATCTAAAACGACTACTCGGCCAATACCAATACGCGCTAGAAAATGGCACCGAGGCCAATAAAGAACTAGCTCGTGATGGTATCGCTAGCGTAACCGCTCAGCTAGAGAGTATGGGCATAATGGCCGCCGGTACTAACGGCGAGATCAAGCGGTTCAACAACATCAAGCTAACCGGCCTAAAGAATGAAATTTCTAGCACCGCTGGCGAACTCAACCGCTTTAGAAATGCCGCTATGGGCTTTACGGCTCCTAACGCTAAAACAACGACTACCACTACGACCCCCAATCTATTTGGTGGCGGCGGCGAAAGCGCGGCGGCTAAGGCTAAGCGTGAGCGTGAAGAAGCGTTCAAAAAGGTTCAAGATCTAATCAAGCGTGCCCAAAAAGATCTAACGGCCGCGCAAAAACAATACAACGATACGACTACCAAGCTACGCCTAGATAACACCAAAACGGTAGAGAAGATCGAATTAGACTTCGGCAAGCGCCTGGCAGACATAGCTGAGCAGTCACGTAGGCGGCTTACAGACGCTTTCAGAAGCGCTGGGACTATTTCCCTCACCGACCTATTTCAGGTCGAGGATACGCGTTCTGTGGGCAATCTGGTCAAAGGACTTACAGAAAAGCTAAAAGGTCAGCGCGAACTACTAACTAACGCTGGCGCTCTAAATGCCGCTGGTTTTACGCAAACATTTATTGAGCAAATTGTTCAAGCCGGCACCACTACCGGAAACGAACTTGCGGCGGCGATCCTAAAGAGCACCCCGGAAACCCAAGCCGAGCTAAAGAAACTTTTCTTAGAGGTAGAAACTACCGCCAATACCGGTATGGATACCCTTTCAGCAGCAATCTATGGCAAGCAAGGTCTAGCCACACAAGAGCTAAAGGATCTTTACGCCACTACGCAAATTGAGCTTACCGAGGCGCTAATAGATCAACAAGAAAAGTTCGATCTAGCGCTAACAGAAGCCAATGACGCGTTAGTGGCCTCGCTAGAAAAGATCAAAGAAACCCTGAAAGAAGATCTAGCAGAATTTGATGGTATTTATGGTGCGATGGGTACTACGGTAGATAAGTTTATGTTGAAGCTAGACGAGCTAATCGCTAAATACAAAGAAGTAGCACTAGCGGCTCAGTTGCCTACACCGGAAATACCAACACCAGTAGTACCAACTACGCCGGTTGGCCCAATAACACCACAACAGCCAAAGCAAGTTATCATCTACCAATATGTGAAAACGGATCAAACCCAATCCGACGCACAGGTAGGCCGCAACATTTCTAAGGCTATTAGCCAGTACGTAGGTGCCGGTGGCTCTATCAGGACTCAGAGAGCCGCCATCTAATGCCAGTACCACAGCCGTTAGTAGAAATTGGTTTCGATCTGACTGATACTGGTCGTGGCCCATTTTTGCGTTTAGACGATCCAGTATCGGGCAAACTAGACGATCCAAATTGGGTATTGGCCGGAACGCTTTTTTATGACGTCACTAGTAAGGTCAAGTCCATAAGTATTGCGCGAGGCAAGAACCGCGAATTAGATACTTATGAAACAGGATTGGCAAATGTCGTTTTCAATAATCAAGACCGCACTTTCGATCCCGAATACGAGGCCAGTCCTTATTACGGCCAGATTATTCCTCGCCGGTCTATACGCATAAGCTCTGCTGGTAATTACATTTTCTGGGGAGTGGTTGATGACTGGAACCTCAACTATGACCCGAACAATGACAATACCGCTAGCGCCGCTTGTTCAGACGCTTTTAGCTTCTTCACTACGCAAACTCTAACCGGCGGCACAGCCACACCGCAAAAGACCGGTGAGCGTATCAACGCCATCCTTTCTAGCGCCGATGTAGCTTGGCCGATCTCAGAAAGATCTATTGAAACTGGTATTCAAGATCTAGGCGCTGATGTTATACCGGACGCAACAAATGTTTTAGATTACCTAAAAACTGTTGAGGCTAGCGAACCTGGTTCGTTGTTCGTAGGCGGTAATGGCCACGTGGTGTTCCGCGATCGCCGCACCGCACCAACTAGTGGTGGGGTGACCCTAGCTGACGATGGCACCGGTATCCCTTACTACGGTATGAAAGTTGTTTATGGATCTGAGCTTCTATACAACGAAATAGAAATTGGTTCAGTAGCCGCCGGAACAGCTTTGTCGGTTGATACTGATTCCGCCGGCGAGTATGGTGTTAGAAACCTGACTGTGACCGGCTTGCTAATGAGCGATCCAGATGCGGTAACTGAGCTATCTATTTATTACGCTCAGAAATACAGCAAACCTGAATACCGATTTGAAGAAGTCAGTATCCAATTAGACCAATTACCTAGCGTTCAACAAAACAGCATTCTTGGCCTAGAAATTGGCGATGTTGTTCAGATCAAATTCACGCCAGGTGGGGTTGCGCCGGCTATTAGTAAATATGCGGAGATTATCCGTATAGACAGCGGTATTGACCCGATCGTTCATACCGTCACGCTGGGCTTCTCGACACTCGATTTCGCTCTGCTAGTATTAGACGATCCGGTCTTTGGTAAGATGGACAACGGAAACGCTCTAGCGTTCTAAGGAGAAAACACAATGGCAGGTGCTGGATACAAAGTATGGTCAGCTGGTGATGTTCTAGCCGCCGCTGAGGTAAATACTTACCTAATGCAACAAGCGGTTACGGTATTCGCCTCTACTGCCGCTAGATCCTCAGCAATCGGCACACCTAGCGCCGGTATGGTTTCTTATCTAACAGACACCGGAACTTTGCAGGTTTATGGAACAGCTTGGGCAGATGTATCTAGCCCAGGTGACATTACTTCGGTAACAGCTGGCTATGGATTGACCGGTGGTGGAGTTTCAGGTGCGGTAACACTAAGCGCCGCGACAGCACTAACAACTTCTACTGCTACTGCTTATACTCTCGGATCCGCAGACGCCGGTGCTTACCTGAGATTTACTAACGCGGCAACTATCACAGTTTCGACCGCGACCGACTTCCCAATCGGCCAGCAGGTTCAGATCTTCAATGACGGAACAGCGCTAGCTATCACGACCAACGGCGCAACGATCGCTGGTGGTGGAACTTCAATCACCGCCGGAACTCTAACAGTCGGCAAGCGTTATGGTGCTATTTCGATTTTCTGCGTAGATACAGACAACTACCGAATTATCGGAAATGTGAGCTAAGTATGAGCTTTATTCTTTTAGGTGTTTTGAATAGCCAAGCGGCGGCCGGTGGTTTAGCTAATTCCTATGATTTACTTGCTACGGAGTATTTAGGTGCATCTACGACATCTTGGACTATAAGTAACATAAATACGCTTGCTGCTGGCTATACGCACTTACAGTTGCGAGTGTCACTTCGAACAGTAAGTGGTGCTGGTAATCAAACAATTATTTATTTGAATTCTGATACAGCAACTAATTATGCTTATCATAACTTAGAGGGTAATGGCTCATCAGTTGCTAGAGATGGTTCCGCCAATACAGCACAAGTTCTTGTTTATCACGGTCTTACGACAAATGAATTTGCACCAGCGATAATTGACTTTTTAGATTTTGCTAATAGTAATAAGTTCAAGGTTTTCAGATACTTATCTGGTCGGACTGGAACTGGCAGAATTGCACTAAGAAGTGGTTTGTGGCGTTCTACTTCAGCAATTACTAGTATTACCTTTAGTCCTGCTGGTGGGTCTAGCTTGCAAGCAAATTCAAAAGTTTCAATTTATGGTATCAAGTAAAAAGAGGAAAAATGCCAACTCCAACTTATGATTTGATAGCATCAACTGTTTTAGGTTCTAGCGTTTCAAGCGTGACCTTTTCAAGCATAAGCGGTTCGTATCAAGATTTAGTTGCTGTGGTGACTGCAACTACAAGCGTCAATGCACAATTACGAGTAAGACCTAATGGTCAAACCACAAATCTTTCATCTGTTACAGCAGAGGGAAACGGCTCAACGACTGCCAGCGTTGCTTATGGAGCCAACATAGGCGAACTTAATTTGTATAACAATCTGGGAAGCGCTCCTAGCGTACAAATTATTCAATTTAGCGATTATGCAATGACAGACCGCCATAAAAATTTGTTTATAAGAGCTAATCGTGCTGGAACTGGAGTCAGTATGACGGCTGGCAGATGGGCAAGCACTTCTGCTATTACTAGCATAGACCTGCTACCAGACGGCGGAACTTTTAGTTCTGGTTCGACTTTTTATTTATTTGGAATAGTAGGCTAATTATGGCAATGTCACTTGTAAGCACAGTAACAGTTGGTTCAGGCGGTAGCGCAAGCATACAATGGACTGGCATCCCTCAAACAGGAAAAGACCTGTTTATTGTTATGAGCGCAAGGTCAAGCGGAGGGGGTTTTGCTGATTTTTCGGCACTTAGATTCAATGGCACTACTTCAACCTACACAGCTAAGTGGTTGTACTCAGATGGAACATCAGTAAGTTCAAGCAATAATTGGAACATCCCGTTCAATGGTTCTTCTACAACTACTTCTAGTTTTGGAAATGCAAGTTTTTATGTTTCTAATTACACCGCATCGCTAGCTAAGTCAATCTCCGTGGATGCAATTACAGAAACCAACCACGCTAACGATGCTTGGACGAACGTTTTAGCTGGTGCTTGGGATGGAACAGCAGCAATTACATCTGCGGAAATAGTTACGCTTGGTTCTAATTTCGTGCAACACACAACCGCCAGCCTTTACATAGTCACGTAATAGATAGGATAGAACAATGGAAACTCCAGTAAAAATTATCGTAGATCTTTCAAAGCCAGAGGGCGAAAGGGAATCTATCGTTCCCCTAACCGCCGAGGAAATCGCTCAGCGTGAAGCCGACGCTTTGGCTTTCGCCCAGGAACAAGCCGAACGCGAAGCCGCGGAAGCCGCTAAAGCCGCCGCTAAAGCATCAGCACTAGCCAAACTAGAAGCTCTAGGTCTAACCGAGGCCGAAGCGCTAGCGATCGTAGGTGCGTAATGCCAGTAACTAATTCAGCCGTATCAGTCGGCACAGCTAGAACCGAAGTTGCTGGCCCATCTATCGCGGCCAAACTCGTTTATTTACAGGATGGCGATTACGCTGGCGACACCGCAGTTTATGTTGGTGGATCCGCGGTAACTACCGCTAACGGCGTCAAGCTAAGCAAAACTAACACTACGGTCTTTCAGATTGACGCTGACGACGCTCTATACGCGATTGGATCCGGCGCGACTTCTTCGGTACGCGTGACTTCTGTATCATAGAACCTGAACAAAACCAGGAACTAAAATGCCAGAAGAAACGACCGGCGTAAGGATTACGCAAAAAGACATCTACGAGAAACTGCTAGAACTTCAATCAGTTCAGATTGAAATTGTTGCGGATCTAAAAAACCTAAAGGATCTGCCTAGCCGTATGAACAGGGTTGAGCAAAAACTAGCTCGCTTTGAGTGGATCGAAAAGTTGTCTTTCTCGGCGCTAGGCGCTGGTCTAACTAGCTTTGTGGCCGCAGTATGGAGCTTGCTCAAATGAAGATCCTCGCGCCGGTCAAAGGTAAATACCAAGTCACTTCACCTTACGGATGGCGTAAGCACCCAATCACCGGCAAGCGCCGACTACACGCCGGCGCGGATCTAGTCACCGGCCGCGCTAAGACTGCCATAATCGCGCCAGAAGATGGCGTAATTCTAGAAGCTCGTAAATCAACTGCCCCAGGCGGCGGCTATGGCTACTTTGTAAAGTATCGCGGTATTAGCGGCGCTACGCACCTTATGGCTCACCTAGAACAAGACTCTATTGCGGTTAAGGTTGGCGATCGCGTAAAGCAAGGACAGAAGCTAGGAATTATGGGAACAACCGGTGCTTCGACCGGTATTCACCTACATTGGGAAGTGCGCGGCAAAGTTCCGGTAGATCCTATTGCTTGGATGAACAAGCAGAATGCCTAGCTGGAAGCATCGCCGTAGGCTGATCTATATGAGCTTCGCATTGGCCGCAACAATGATTATTTTCGGAGCGGCAACTTGGGCTTCGGACACTTCGGTTTCGCGTGAGTTGATAATTGGCGGCGTGGCCTTGATCTCTATTATTTTGACGGCCTATACTGCTTTTGCTACATACGAAGATGTAAAGATCAGTAAGGATCGGGAAGATGTTTAGTTTAGAGTTTTGGTCATACGCCGGTGAAAGAGCTATCAAGACAGTAGCTCAGGCGGCGCTCGCTTTTCTAGGTTCAGGATCTATCGGCCTATTTGCTATTGACTGGCCAGGTTT